CTCATACTTGCCGTTCTTATATGCGGCTCGAGTGTTAGGTTGAAACGTGTTAGCCTGCCTCGGCTTCTGTTTCTTCTTAGAGGTCTTGTACTCATCACGACCCCACTCATCATCGTACTCGTAGGACTCATGCTGTTCCTTACGCTTTGCCATCACACTTCTCTCTATTATTCTTAGGTTACTTGATAACACGGAGAATCACCGTGTCTCCATTTATCCTGCCATTCAGCAGAGATTCTTTTGAGTTGATCTCAGACATTAACTTGCGAAGCTCGACCTTGCCTGCAGTCAGTACCTGACTCAGAACCTTCTCGGGCTTCCTGAGCGTCTTTGATATCGAGTCAGCCTCAGAGTAATTAGTCAGGCTGCTCCCTTTTATGCTGAACCCATTGGGGTCGCTGCAGCGATAGACTCCCAGCTTGCGTGTCTTTGTGTTGTATACCCAGACCTGAGTTGAACCTAAGATGTTGGTTGGCTCTACGGACTTGATCTTGAGCTTGTCGTCCGACTCTTTATAGTTGAGCTTGCTGACAATCTTTGCAGCCGAGGGAGCCTTCTTGGCTCGCGGCTTGCGAGCTGCCTTCTGATTAGACATCAGTCGCTCGGAATCTTTGATGATGTTGGCAATGAAGGCAATAAGACCGCGAAGACGAGCCTTGCTGTACGTTGAGTACGCTTCTGCCATTTCTTCGCTTTTGCTGCTCTCGGCAATCAGAGGCTCACGAACTCGCTCGCGGAAATATTCGGAGATGGCTTTGGCATGCGTCGGTTTGACACCAGCAGCCTGCATCCACTCATAAGCATTGAACTTGTCTTCGCTCTTAGGTGCAAGAACGTAATCGTCGATGGCACCCTCAAGCTCGGCGATGAAATAGTCCACACGGCTCTTGACGCCTTCGTCGATCTTCGCTCGAGTCTCAGCCGCAGTCGGAATTGAAACAGCAGGAGCCAACTTCTGAATCCGATCATCAAACTCTTCTTGCATGCGTTGAATCGTTCTGAGATGCTTTTCGGAGTGTTTGAACCCACGAGCGATCATACGCTTGGCGGATGCCAGAGTCTTAAAGAACTGAGCAACGCCAACTTCGCAACCCAGCACCTTAGCAGCCCATTTGGTGTCGGTGTGGGTGTTGTACCAGTTCAGAGTGCTAATGATAACAGACTCCGGAGTGAACTCTTCGGAAGTCCAAGAAGGTTCGTACTTCTTGTCTTCGTTCATCTTGGCGCGAACAACAGCTTTGCGAGTGTTCATAATCAACTCTCTTGATGGAAGTTCCAAACGACTCGGTCATTATAGACCAAGACGAGCCGAAAGTAAAGCCATCAAGTTGAAACTTTTTTTATCCCCAAAGAACCTGTTTTGCGGCTTGCATATGAGCCGGAGCGAACTCTACAAGAGAATCAACTCGAAAAGACCGCCATGCGCTAAGATCCAGATCCCAGACCGCGATAGTGTTCTTCTCTACTTCATTAAGAAGCATTCCCTTTCCTTGCTGTTGCTCTGGCAGATAATGATCAATCAGCGTGCAACGCATCGTTCGTTCAGAACCGTCCGCTTTTTTGAACTTTGCAACACAAACATTATTCTTCAGGTCTTCTACCACTTCATTTACATTATACATTCGCGAGTTCTCCTTCTGAAAAGATTTTTTTATAAACACTAACAAGTTTAGACCCCCACTCGGAAGCCTTTACAACCAATCCCATCTCCCTTGCGCGCATGCAGTTGTTAACGTACTCAACTGGATCGCCAAGAATTGCATCAAAAACAGAGACGTTCAGATCTTCATCCATAACGCATACTGTATACTTATATCCCAAAGATTTTTCTTGAAACTCTACTAATTCCGGAGCCTTTAGAAAATTCAAAGACCAAACTTCTGTTGTTGTTTCTTCTTTCGTTCCAGTGATATGAAACGTTATTCCGTCATACTCCTGGTTGTCGAGTTTTTCCGTCTCAATTCTTCCATAGTGAACTGTATCTTTCATCGAATTTCCTCCATCAATGTAAGTATTGTAGGGACATTTATCTTGAAAGAAAAATTGTTTTTTAAAAAAGTTTCATTTTACTTTATTCGCAACGTCGATATAATCATACTGTCGGTTTAAGGATTGTTATAACTATAGAGTGCAAGATAATAGGCATCAACAATATCCGAGACGGGATTTCCTATAGCTGATTTCTTTGGACTAATTATTTTGTTGATGTCTGGATTTCCTGCTGCTAGAAAAGAAGCATACATTGCGTCTTTGTTTGAGTTGCCTTTTCCAGTGGCGAACTTCTTGAGAACAGTAGGAGCAACCGTGTTAAATATATATTTGTTCTCCCAGAGCTTATGCTTCAATAATCCACAGTTCTCTGCAAGATTGAACACTCTTCCTTTCGATCCGAATGAATAATCTTCTAGGATGATATGAAAGCTGCACTTATCCACCCTCTCTTTCAACAGCTGCAAGAAATAGTTGCTTATGTTGTCGTGCCGTTCTTGATCTACCAGATAGCCAGAATGTAAATCTCCTCTAACGTTGGGAAATAACATTCCAGTGTTACGTTTTTCAGATGTAAGAAAAAAGAAAGAAGAACCCTCAAACGAAGGTTCTTCCATCAGACACATACATGGCGATGTGAGAGAATAGTCGATTCCGACGTTAATCTTCTTCTTCAATGTTGAACTCTTTTATGTAGTCCTCTAATTCTTCGAATTCATCTTTTTCTGAGATTCTTACGTCTTCCAGAGGAGCTGAACAAAATGGACAAGTTTCCGGCATACCTGCATCCTCTGTGTAGAATAATTTATAATCTATTGCATCGCAAAAGTCGCATGATATTGTTGCTCTTTTGTCGTACTTCATTTTTCTAACCTCTATATAGTTACTTTACTTCGCATGCACCTCCAGCGCAAGCTGCTTGGTCTGTTAATGCTGTATTGTCATCGTACTCATGGACGACGGAAAGGTCGATTGCATGAAGATGCTGAACCATTTCGTCGAACGTCTCTTTTGTGCAATCTTCAAACGGAGCCTGCACATATGTTCCACCGTCATACGGAAGAACAGAGATACCAGTATAATTATTTTGATTTGCCCACATCCATTCGCCAACGCTTTCCCACTCTTCATCTCTAAGAGAAATTGTGCAGGATACATTGTGGAAGTTTTCTCCAGAACGATGCCCGGAACGAACCCATTCCAGATTGAATTTCTTCACTCGCTCGAGAAGATCCATTGCACTTTCACTTCGAAGGATGGCGCCCTCTGGTGCTTTCTGCGGAATAGAGAGAACTGCTTCAAGGTGCGGCTTGAATATGCAATCTTCTACTAGGGTTGGGAAGTTTTGTTTGATGTATTCATACATTGCTTCATTCTTGCCAAGGCGCATACGACGAATGTAATAATCATTGTGCCAGGCATGAATACCAGAAGAAGAACCAACAACAAGCGAAGTGGTCCCGGAAGGTTTGATTGTGGTTGTTCTTGCGGCTGGATTGATTCCCAGTGTTTTAGCAAGATTCTCATTTGTCTTCTTAACAACTTCAGCAGCCTCTACCAGATTCAATGAAAGAACTGCTCCGCTGGCAATACCTGTCTGACCAACGCCGATAAGTGCTTCGGCTTCGGTTGTTTCTCTCCATATGCTTCGAAGATAATGAAAGTCAGTATAGCCTGCCTGCAGCGTACCAATGAATGCTGCAGCAGCAGAGCGATTATTTAGGTCTTCTTGATCAACAACGTCTGATACGTTGATTTCTGTCAGGTTACAGAACTGATATGGCTTGAGTGAAATCTCGGCGCATGGATTGGTGAATAGGTCATAGTCATTAGTCCAGAAGATTCCTGGCTCGCCTGCGCCTGACATTCTTACTAAATTCCAAATTTGCTCAAACTGCTCTTTGGTAACCTCTCCTCTCTTTAGAACAACGCTATTGTTTGCTCTTCCGCGCTGAGGAGCCGATTCCCACCATGCGCCTGACTTACAAGAAAGCATATCGAAGTCGTCGATGTCAAAACCAGCAATCATAGCAGCTCGACGAATACCACCAGCAAGAACGGCATCAGCAATAAAGCAGTTGATGTCGTGTACTTCGATTGGTTTGAGTTTACGTCCGATTGTATTGTTGAGAACCTGACGAATCTGATCAAGACAAATGCGAAGCGGATCGGCGCCAGGAGCCTTTCCACCACTGGTAACAAGCAGTGCTCCTTTCGGGCGAATATCGCGGAAGTCAAATACAGGATCAGACTTTCCTGTTGTGTATGCTTTTACAAGAACCTTGACTGCATCAGCCCAACCTTCAATAGAATCGCCAACAAGGAAACGTCGCGTCTTCTCAGCCGGACCAACTATTATAGGGAGGCGATCAACGTGTCGCTTTTGTACTGAATATCCAACGCCAGTACCACCAAGAAGAAGGAACATCAATTCAGCAAAAGCAAACGGATGCTCCATGGGCATGTATGCGCAGTTGAAGATGCGTGAGTTAGACAGCTCGATAGGCATTCCAGCAAATTGCATAGAACGCATTGACGGAAGAACTTTTTTATTGTAAACGAAATTCTTATATACGTTACGGATCAGACCTTTTATCTCAGGATATCTACGAACGTGCATAGCCATGTTACGATCGCAGAGTTCTTCCCACGTTTCTCTACGCTGTATCTCTGGAATGAATTTGGCATACTTGTTGAATACGACGATGTCTGACAAAATAGACTGAGTTACATCCATTTCATTCTCCTTAATTAATTGTTGATTATTGATGCGATGTCTGGCGGAGAATAAGTTTCTGGCTTTTGTACTTTACCGTCGGCTCTCTTCAACACTTTTCCGTTTTCCGAAATCTTAGACATGTTGCTTCGCGCAACTTCATCCCAAACTTTTTGCTGAGGAATTCCCAGCGTATGATTAAGACCTTGAATAACCCATATTAAATCAGCGCAAGCGTCAGCGATTTCAACGAGATCAGATTTACGCCAACCTTCCGAAAGCTCAGCGAACTCTTCGGCAATCAGCTTCATGTATAGCTCGGCTTGCTTTTCAGTCCATTCATTCAAACATGGCGTATCGACCACTTGTTGACTACAAGCAACCATAAAATTTTTCACATCGTCGCGGGTGTTCATATTTAGTCTCCAACAAGCTCATTTATCAGGGGGAAAACGGGTTCTAATACCTTTGCGCACTGTTTGGCGATTTCCATG